TTTTCTATTATCAAAAGGAAAGCCGTTGTATTCTTGGATACGCATTTGGGTAGCAAACTTATGCTCAAGCTCTATCATTTGTTCCGATGGATGTCTGCACTTTAACCATAGATACAAAGCAGAAGTCACACGAACATCTTGCTCGCAGTAATCTTGCATCTCTTGTGTCCACTGTGACCAGTCCGCTGTCTCACCATAGTTATCCTTCAGGATACCTAGTCGAGTTCCCCAAGCCTTGAGTGAGTGTGAGCCTACTAGCTTAGTGTCAAAGTCTGTGCGCTTGAAGTCATCGTTGCGTACATCTGGGAAGATGCACCGAGCTAACACTAAGGTATCTATCACGTTGTCGTGAGTGAACCCATATAACTTCCGTAGGGCAGGGACATCAAAGCCTATGACGTTGTGTCCTACAATAGTCTCAGCATTACTTAACTTCTCAAGTCCTTCTTCAATGTTACCTGCTACTGTGCTGTAGCTGCTCATCTCTTGAGTGTATGACTCGTAGATGGATAAGCAATGTAGTGTGTCTAGGTCACTGAGTGTTGCCCAGTTTTTAATTCCGTTTGTTTCTATATCAAATGTAAGTGTGTTCATTTCAATTCCGTTAATCGTTCTAGTGGTAAGAGGATGCCCTTGCTAGAGTTCTTGTCTCCACCTCGCTTATCCATAGTGCTTCCCTTCATTGGTTCAATCATCTCCTTGAGTTTGTTAGTCTCAATAAAGATGAAAAGATTCTCGAAAACAAAGCACCAGTAGTCTGCTTCGGAGCGAGAGATACCAGACGGCTTCCCCCGTGATTCATATTCGATATATAAGTTGCCAGTAGTTTTTGCTTTAAGGTCGCGTTTGACTTCGACTTTCTTGCCTTGTAAAAGGTCAGCCACTTGCTTCTCAGCAACTTGCCCCACCTTGAGGTCGTATCTAAAGTTTGAACAATATTCCATAATTTAAAAATAATTTTCACCTGCGTCTCCCTCTGTTAATTTTTCCTCCGTCAATCGTCCTGTCTCTACCTGCCACCGTAAGTTGCAAGCAACACCAGTATCACCACTGAATCTATTCTTCAGGACTCTTACTGATGTGAGATGTTTACTCTCTGCGTCTTGTTGATTTCGTTCTAAACCAATAACCATATCGCTTAGTTGTGCGATACCTGCCGACCCACGGAGTTGTGCTACGGATGTCGTTGCACCATCTTCATGTCCTCTACCTTCTGGTCGCTTCAAGTGACTGACAAGTATGACACCCATCTTGCACTCTTCGACCAAGGCACGAAGCTTTGTCATTAGGTTGTCTATCATCCGACGTTCGTCACCTTCAGAGCTACCTGAGATAACGATTGAGATATGGTCGAGAACTATGTACTCAACATCTAATGACTTAGCCATGTATCTTATGTGACCGACAAGCTTGTCTCCTTCCAGAGAACCCCAGTGGTCATATAAAAAGAATCTACCATTACCCACGGTAGCTTCGTATGCTGCTTTGTATTCCTCGTTAGCATCGAAGTTATCTAAGTGTAGTAATTTATTGAGATGTAAACCAATGATACCATTGCCAGTTCTCTCAACACTTTCTTCAAGTGCGATGTATCCAATCTTCTTATCAGTGGTGGTCAGTATATTGTAAGCTACCTCTTTACATATCTGTGACTTACCTATGCCACTACCAGCACAGAAAGTAATTATCTCTCCTGTGCGGATACCACGAGTGACCTTGTTCAATCCCTCAAATGGATAGGGGATAGACTCAAAGTTCTTAGGTGATGTAAGTCTTTCGTATAACTCATCGCCACCTACGATTGCATCTAGTCCCCACACCTTGGCGTTCCATATAGCCTTGAGTATTTCTTTGGGCTGCTCGGCTAACAACAATTCGTTAGCATCCTTCATGGGTAGGTTAGCAATCTTACACTTACCTGCTGGTATGATGTGAGCTACATCTTCCATGCCTTGCTTGCCCACCTCATCGGAGTCAAACATAAGCACAATCTCTTCAAACTTATTCAACCATTCAAGCTGACGTTTGAATAATGACTTTGCACTCTGCACTCCAGAGCTAAGAGAAACCACTTCCCAAGTGTTATTCTGAACCTGACTAACTGTAAGACAATCTATCTCACCCTCGGTGACTACTAATCGTTTACCACCATTGGGGAATAGGTGCTGTCCGAAGAAGTGAGTAGGAGAACCGTTACACTTGAATGTCTTATCAGCGTAACGATATTTTTGGGCAACGACTTTTTTATTTAAGTCACAATAGTTGGCGATGTGGACGGTCTGTCCATTAACCTCTCCTATTCTATAGTTGTATTTCTTACAGGTCTCTTCATGAATACCTCTCTTGGGAAGTGGCATGATTTTACCCTTAACGAAATTTTCTGCTACCTCTCCAACAACAGCGTCATTGGTGGTAGTGAAGTCACCACACGAATAACATTTAGTTGTTCCGTTGGTGTTTAATGTAAGTGCGTCACTGCTGCCACAGTCTGGGCAAGGTTGGTGTGTTTTTAGTGCTGTTAAATCATCCATGTGTTTGGTATTTCTTTGTGACACCACATGAATCCATGAGTGTCACACCATTGTGCGTATGTTGTTTTACTCTTTTTACTAAGAGTGTTGTATGCGTTCTGAAATACAAACCTGATGTCCAACTCTGGATGGCACTCTTTAACGAGCTTGTGTTTAGTCCTATCGCTGGGTAGAAAATAACCTTTAACTTCAAGAATAACTCCGTTAGGTAAAATAAAATCAGGTTTGTAGTGGCTCGTTCTGTAATACTCCAACCTCAGAGTTTCGTAGGAGAAAGCAACCTTCGCATCTTTAAGTGCGCCAGCTACCTTCTCCTCGAAACCTGAACGATAGGGAGATTTAGAACGGCGCTGCTTCCGATGTCGTCTCATTTGTTTCCGTAAATGTTTCGTTGAAGGACTCACCTGTATATCCCCCATCACTTTTACCGAAACCGAAGCTGTCGGAAGACCCACCTCCATACTCAATCAATTCAAGAATTTGAACTGCCTTGAGACGTAGTGTGTATCCGAACCCTTGACTTGGAATGAACCAGAAGTTTGGCTCAACAGCAAGTTTAAGTTCAGAACCACTACCTACTTTTGGTGTGGCTATTTTGCTTCCTTGGCTATCAAAGCAAACAACATTGAACTCAATGAGTCCCTTTGTTTTAGTCTGTCTTTGAGCTACCTGCTTGGCAAAAATCTCATAGTCCCCATCAGGAGTAATCCTTACTGGTTTGTTTGCTGACTTCTTCAGCTTCTTACCATGAGCTTTGCACTCAGCGTCATACGCTGCGTCATATAATTTATCGATGCCCAACTCAAAGGCTCTGAAGTCATCCTCACTTACGTGAAGCTTGCAAGAGTACAAGCCGTCTTCGTTGAACTTTGTGTCTGGTGTATCGATACGTGGGTAAACTGCTTTACCCTGTGGTGTTGTTATTGTATTTGCCATAATATTATTTGCGTTCCTTTCTATGTTGTTAGATTCTTTTGCAATAAAGTTTTAAATGCTTTGGCTGCTACTTGTGGCACGACTCCATTTCCGAGTAACCTAAGTCGGTCAACCCTATGTCTAAACCCATCAGACTCTCCACCCAATTTGGATTGAGGTATCCCCTGAGTAATGACTCTTGGGTATTCCCATTCGTGTTGAGGTTCGTTTGGTCTTGCTGGGATTTGGGTTTCCACCCATTCACTTGTCTCCCAAGCGTCATGGCTAAACCAGTTTTGTCGTTTGGACTGTCCTTGAAATCCCTCGCAGTTGGCGTTGACCAATTCTTCAAAACTGCATCCCTTAACTTCGCCCCGTAAGTTGTTCCGTTCTCCCTCGTTGCTTTGAATCCCGTTGGAGTTATCTTCACATTCTTCGCCACGCCTCCCTCCACGCATCCCGCTACGCTCGGTGTTGGAAAGTTCATTGTATTGTTCATCCCTTGAACTTGTTCCCCTAGATTGTGTTTGCCTCGGTCGAACTGCGATGCTCTGCTCATTTGTTCGGTTGGAGTTCCCCAAGATAAAGACCCTTTTTCTTTGGTGAGGAAAGCCGAGTTCTTCCGCTGAGAATATTCCCCACGACACTTTGTAACCTCTGCTTTCCAAGTCTCGGCAGACATAGTGGAGTACAGATTCTCCTTCGTGGGTTTTGGCTGAGATAATTCCTTGTACATTTTCGAGAAAAACGAAAGCTGGTTTGCATTGTGAGATTCCTTCTGCGATGAAGGGATAGAGGTGTCTTGGGTCATCGGTTGCTTTTCTGAGACCAGCTTGACTAAAGGGCTGACATGGGAATCCTCCACTGAGGATAGATACTTTTCCAAGAAACTCTCTGAATGGGAGGGTTTTAAGGTTCGTGAAAATAGGAGCTGGATGTAGTCTCCCTTCTTCAATCTTCGCAACCAAGTTGGCGATAGCGTAGTCTTCGATTTCCGAGTAAGCGATTTCTCGCAGAGTTGGCAGAACTCTTCTGAGTCCTTGACCAATACCTTCGTATCCTGTGCAGAGGGATAGATGGTTGAGTATAGGTTGTTTGGTATTATTATCATTTTGCATATCTGTGTGTTATTAGCTGAAAAAGTATTCGCTATCCTTTAGTTGTGTGAGGTCAGCGTTTCCATATTCAGGTGGATTTGGGAATGTTATGTCGGTGTTGTGTTCTTCTAATTGATGTTTCCAATCTTGCAGAAGGTCAACACTAAACATCTCATAGAAGACATTTCGTATAACCTTACTCATCTTGTCACAGTTCGTTGAGTGCGTGCCATAGCTGTCATGCACCATACTGAAATCATAGATGTCTTCTTGTTGGTTACACCTAATGACTGTCTTGTGTAACGCTGCGCCATCAAGGGCATGAACAAAGTTAGGACTGACACCATTGGATTGTTTCCTTGAGGAGATTTCATCCTTGGTATCGTAGAAGGTTACGTGTGTAGCTGTGCCACCAATCCAAGTGCTTATCTTTTTCTCGTGTAACTTGTGATACTCTTGATGCACTGGGAAACCACTCGGACTTATCCAACTCATCGCTCGCTGTTGCTCTGAGATAAGTCTAGAACATTCTTGAAACCACTGCATACATTGCTTGGGTCTCTCAAGGACTGACTCAATTCCATTCCATACAAGTGTGGATAGGTAGTGGATGGCTTTATACTTTATACCTTCGTCAAAGCGTGGTTTGGTTTTGTCTTTGTGAATCGTATCATCATACCACTCATTGATGTAGGCACGATTAGAATATGGTGTAAGACCATAGCTGTAACACATCACGGGACGCTTAGTTGTCTTGCGGTCTAACCCAAAGTCTAACCACTGCTGACTGAACGCAACGCCTTGTTGTAAATCTATCTTGAGTTGTTCAACTACCTTGTCGGACACTACTCGGTAGATGTCGGCAGGTGTGTCTGTCGGTAGGACATTGGTTGCTTGCATCCCATACTCATCACGGGTGAGCATTGAAAGTATCTGCAATCCATTGTTGGTGGCATCCATGTTCACTGGTAAGAAGCTGTCTATCTTTTTGTTGACCATGTAGTTTCGCCACTCAAAGCACCACGCTAAGAACTGCCAAGGGGTAGCTGCCTCTGTCCACAGTAGGTGTTCGGTAGGATTCTGAGCGATGTCTATTGCTATCTTACCAAAGTCGTAAGCCCACTTAACACGCTCATCAAGTGATACCTTGTCATTACCAAAGGTGTTCGCCCCGTGTATGGCAAGCCACCTAGCATCCTTCTCGTTCTTAATCTTACAAGACCGATAGAACTGGAGCAGTCCCCGTGACATATCAGTGCCTTGAACACCAAGAAAGGCAGGGACATTGTAAACCCTACCTCTGAAGTCACAGTTACTAGGATAAAAGAAACGATTGCCCTTTAGTTTCTCTGCTACATATAAAGTCTTGGACGTAAGCAGTCTCTTACTACGTGTCGATAGGTTGCGACCATAGATACCTGCTGCAATCCGTCTCCATGTAGTATTACTATCAGGGTTGTCATGAAAATCACTAGGAATATCTGGTAGTTCTTCATCCTCTCGGCTAGGTAGCTCACCTACTTGCACGTTGTTCTTCCAAGCCCAGTCCATCACCTTGTAAACATTATCGTTCACTGTCCAAGGTGTATTCTGTATGAGGTTACACGCCTCCATCGGTTCTTCTAGTTTGCCTTTGATAGACCTGATGTAGTCCATGTTGGTGGACTTGATAAAGGGGAGTTTGGGAAGATAGGTGTCGGAGGAGCTATACCCACCTTCCCAAACAGACTGCCAAGGTGTTGGGAGTTCCACGCTTGGTAGCCAGAATGGCTCAAGGAGTTCACGGTCGGTGTTATAATCCTCAATCCATTGTAGTGTTTCTTTTGTTGCCGTTACATATCTAGTAGGGGACTTCTTCTTACGCTTCCCGTCTTGAACATAGATATATTCGATTAACCCAGTGCTTACCCTGAGTATCTCTACTAAGTTTAGACCACAACTTAATCTGTCTCGTTGTCTCCACCCCTCCCATTCTGGCATCAAACCCTTATCGGTTTCATGGAGCATTGAACGTCTGATGTGTCGCCTTGTGTTACCAAGACCACCTCGCTTACGCTTTGCACCCAAGATGATGCCTTCTCCCTTAGGATTATTCCTAACTAGAAATGAACACCTTATCTCATCCTCGACTCGTGCGCCTACAAATGCAGCCACACTGCTCATCGGTTTCCGCAAGGTGATGCTATCAATAACTGCTTTGATTGCGATGAACGCAACCACTGGTGCTTTGCTCTCGACTATATCAATCTGCCACCGAGCTTTGGTCTTGGGTTTCTTCCAAGTCTTATAAGAATCTTTGATGGCTTTCGTTAAAAGTGGCAACGCTCCTCGCATCAATCTCTGCCCATACTTTGTCTCTCCTTCAACCTCTCTCGCCTTGGCACTTTCGATTTTATTTCGATAGCGACCCTTGCCAATTTCTGACATATCAGCGTTAAGTTTTTGTTGATTTAGCATAAGTAGGATTGTCCCTATACGGACAATGAAATCAATTTACTTTCATAAATGAAATAAATATTTAGTCTAGGGTATAGGGTGTGTTTGAGATAGTTTCAGATGTGTTATTAAATTACGTGGATTTTAAGTCCAGTGCGTCTACCATTCCGCCACGCTCGCATATTCCATATTCTCTAGAGAAATCAATGACTTACAACGAAAAAACTCAGCGAAAGAAATTGATTTTAGGGACAAAAATAACGTAAGATTGTCCCTGATTTGTCCGTGGTTTGTCCCTAACTTTTTTGTATCTATGTTAGTTAACATCACTGTCGTTACCTTTATCAATTAAAACACGTTCACTGAGTCGTTTAATCTTAGCCTTCAAACCCTCGATGTCGTTATTAAGGGTCTCATTTTGTTTTGTCAAGGCATCACACGCCTTGGTCATAGAATTTAATCCTCGTGTTAAAATACTTTCTGTTTGAGGTGCGTATATTGACTTACTTTTTTTTGATGGCATTTCTAGTTTTACGTTTGGTTTTAGGTTTAGTTATCTTCAGCTTGGTAGCTTGTTTGATTAGTATTGTGGATGTTCTCATAAAGTGTGTTCTGTGATTGAATTGAGTGCCTCTCTTGCGTCAAGCAAATTGGTTGGGATTAACTTGGCGTAAATCAAGGTAGTCTGGATTGTCTTGTGACCCATCCACTTCTGCACGATGGCAAGGTTGATACCACGTTGCACCATACGTGATGCACAGGTGTGCCTTGTGAGGTAGAACACAAACTCTTTGTCGGCTTCATGGGTGTGACCCGTAGCAGCTCTGACCCAATCCCAGTTCTTTCTGATGGTTGGCTTGTCGAACTTAGCAAAGGGATATATGGAACCATCATTGAGCTTGTTGTAGGCTCTCACGGCTCGGTCAGGTAAGGGCAGTGTGCGCGGTAGGGTTGTCCCTGCGGTGTTTTTAACTGACTTGATGTCTACCACCCATCCTAGTTGGTCATCC